CCAGCCTCACCTATAGGCTCATCTATCTCTTTATATAGGTTTTATTTTCCTACTCCATATTCTTTAAATATGTTTTAAATTATGTCAATTTAACTACTTGACAGATCATCCATTCTATATGGAAACTAGAATTAAGTCACAGAGACACTACTTTTGGTAGAGACCCTTGTCTTATCCTTTGAAACGACCAACCCAAAACACTATCCAAGATTCTCAGCAATATCAAGAATTCTATCAACCGTAGACTACCCCTCATGCAACAATAAACCGCCTACCACGAGATTATCACCGACACAGAAGTACTACACGACCGAGCAGATCCCCGATTCAAAGAGAATTTGTTTTAATTTTTCACCAAAGATAGCACTTGTGATTGAATCAATTAAAATAGTCCATCCACTCCCTGATGGAACCCCATAATTTTTCTAAAAAAATTTAAAATCATCATAGACAATCTTAGTGTTGATAAAATTATCACATAGATTATCAAATACTCTATCTGATTTTTAATCAATATTCCTAAAAAGTCCCTTAATTATTTTAAAACAAATATTAATGAGCTTCTTGGAAATTGACTAATCAAATTTTTCAAAATCGATTTCCATAAAGAAATCAAATTTTTTGAACTCTTAAAATAGTTACTATGAGTCCTTGAACTTATTATACTTAATTTTAATCTTTGATGATTCATTTAACATCTCAAACATTGGATCAGTGAATTATCTTGATAAAAGTTATTCATGAAAATCCATCACAAAAACCCCTCTACCAAGGCACTAACCCTATGTCTTATCTTTAACTTTTTGTAAAGTAGTCAATTTGGGACGACCTGCTATTGATGTAAATATATCTATATCTTCACCAAAATGTGATAATATAGAATATAAACATGCAACAGGATATGCTTCTAATTTTGAATTGAATCCCATTTATTTATATGTTGGACCGGGATTAGATTTCCAATTGTTTTTACATTCGAAGATTGATTAAAGAAAGTTTTTTTTCTCAATCTTTTAATCTCCAAAAATCTATAATCTTAACTCATCTGCGTCCAGATAAAGATCAGTGTTCTTTTCTGGTTTATTATACAATTCGACGTACAATAACTAATCTTAAAGTGTTTAACCAACTCTTACATACTCTAATAATTTAAGAGCATTAAAAGTTTCTGAACCTTACAAATTAATTAGAGTAGATATCAAAAACCAATTTGGTTAGACTAACTCATTCTTCTTATAAACTTTGGATACTTAAAACTTACAATACTAGAAAGGCAAGCTTTCACTTACTATTCCGGGACGAAGTCTAAAATTTCTCCTAAGCAAGATTATTTCAC